TGATGCTTGGGCTGATATAGGTACAAGTGATTTACCAATTTACATTGACTTTTCTGCTGGAACAAGTGGAGTAGGATTTGTAACAGTTGAATATATTCAAAATATAAACAACGCGTAATAAATAATTAAAGTGCTCCTTTGGGAGCACTTTTTAAGGAGATAATAAATGCCAAATGTAACAAGTATAAAATCACAACAATTCATTTTTGCAACTGATGATGATGCTGTTTCGGTTTCTGCTGCTGCTACAAGTTTAGCTATTTTAAATGGTGGTCCATGGGCAAATGCTCAAACTATTACTTTAAAATCTAGTGCTAACAATACTGGTAACACTTTTACTATTGTTGGAACAGATGCTGATGGAGATGCTCAAACAGCTACTAGAGCGGGTCCAAATGCTGGAAGTGTAGACGTAAGTGGAACATGGAAAAGCGTCACAAGTATTACGTCAAGTGGAGCTATAGCTACTAATATTCAAGCTGGTATAAAAAGCGGTCTAACAAGTGGAACTTTTTATGCTGGAAGAACTAGAATCAGAGGAATGACTGGTGTAGGTGCTGGAGCTGGAATTATATTTTTTAAAAATGCTTCAACAACTGGAGTGACTCAATTAGCTTTAGATGTAAAAGATGATACTATCGATCCATATATTCCAGATAATGGAATTATGTGTGCTGATGGAGCGTATTTTCAAATAACAGGAACTAGTCCAACAGGTTTGACAGTATTCTACGACGGATAGGAGATTAAATGGCAATTTCAACAACGGCCACTTTTGAATCTACCTTTTCTATCGACGAAGTCATCGAAGATGCTTACGAGAGATGCGGTCAACAAAGTGTTTCCGGTTATCAATTAAAAGCAGCTAGACGATCTTTAAACATTCTTTTTCAAGAATGGGGAAATAGAGGAATTCATTATTGGGAAGTTGGCAATACTAACTTAGACCTTGTTGAAGGACAGGCTGAGTATATTTTTTATAGATCAAGTGATGATGGTACAAGTGCTACTACTTCTCCAACTAATGGTCTTTATGGTTTCTCCGATATAAGTGAAGCTAGTTATAGACAAAATTATTCAACACCAACTGCTTCTACCTCTCAATCAGATTTACCATTAACTAAAGTAGATCGTTCAACGTATGCAGCATTTTCAAACAAAGCGGTTAAAGGAACTCCGAGTCAATTCTGGGTTCAACGATTCATAGATAAAACTACAGTTACTATTTATCCAACACCAGATTCAACAGCAGCTTCAAATTATATAAATTTATATTATGTTAGTAGAGTTAAAGATGCAGGAGCTTATACTAATGTTGGTGATATACCATACAGATTCGTACCAGCGATGGTTGCAGGTCTGGCTTTTTATCTTGCACAAAAATGGGCGTTAGACAGAGTACAACAATTAAAATTATTTTATGAAGATGAACTTGCAAGAGCTTTAAAAGAAGATGGTTCTCCTTCTAGTACTTATATTTCACCTAAAACTTATTATCCAGGAGCATAATGGGAAAATTTGCTAACGGTAAATACGCACAATTCATTTCAGATAGATCTGGTATGGCTTTTCCATATTTAGAAATGGTTAGAGAATGGACAGGTGCAAGAGTTCATGTTTCAGAATATGAACCTAAACAACCACAAGTCGATCCAAGACCACATGGTGCAGATGCACAAGCTCTACCAAATGCAAGACCAAGAAGTCCTGCGGTACCAACTGCAAGTCCATTAGACAATGTTCCATTTGTTACAGACGGAACTACAACTTTAAAAGTTTATCAACAAGATAATGAAAGACAAACAGGTGATGCTGTAAGATTTACACAAGTTAAAGAAGCCGTGGGCGGTGTTCCAATAACAGCTTTAGAATTAGACACAACTTTAAATGGAGATGTAACTGCAAGCGCAACAACAATTACTTTGACAGATGCAACATACTTTCCAACTTCAGGATATTTTGTAATTCAATCTGTTAATGCTGATACAGGATTATATAATAGTGAAACTATTCAATACACAGGTAAAGCAGGAAATGATTTAACAGGATGTACAAGAGGAACAGCTTCTCCAACTAGAGGAAGCACACCTTCTTCTACAACAGCGGCAGCTCATTCTTCTGGTGACAAAGTTTTTGGATCGTATATAATAACAAGAGTTACTGAAAATGTTCCTAATCCAGGAATGCCAAAATTAATAAGTGTAAGTAATTATTTTACTTTAACGTTAGTTAATGCGGCAACAACAACAACTAAAGGAGGCGGAGCATTTGTTTTTGGTGGACCACCAAATCAAACTAATCAGTATCCGAGATAATTATGGCATATACTTTAGCAAATTTAGAAGACGATATTAGAAATTACACAGAGGTTAGTAGCACTGTCTTGACAAGTGCTATCTTAACTCCAATTATTAAGAATGCTGAAAATAAGATTTATAGATCAGCAGACAATGATGATAATAGATTTTATGCTACTTCAAACTTAGTTATTGGTAATAGATATGTTACGATTCCAGATGATTTAAGAATTATTAGATATATTCAATTATTAGATACAACTGTTACACCAAATGTTCAGAGCTTTTTAGAGAAAAAAGATACCTCTTATATGGCGACTTATTATGATAGACCTTCAGTACAATCAGGAATCCCTAAATACTACGCTAATTGGGATTCTGAGTATTGGGTTGTAGCACCTACCCCTAATGCTGCTTATGAAATCACGATGGCATATATTAAACAACCTTTTAGTATAACAGATTCTACTAATCCTATCGGTGCTCCCGCATCTACAAATGGGACTTATTTATCAAATAAATATCAAGATTTACTTTTGTATGGATCTCTGATAAATGCATATGGGTACTTGAAAGGACCTGCAGATATGGTACAATACTATCAGCAGCAATTTAATGATGCATTACAAACGTATGCGATTGAACAACAAGGTCGAAGACGTAGGGACGAATTCCAAGATGGAGTTATTCGTACACCTCTTAAATCACCAAGTCCATCAGATTATTAAGGAGATAAAATATGGCAAATGTAATACCGTTTAGTTTTAGAGGTGCTTTATTTTCAGCGCAGCATGATTTTGCAACGTCTGGAAACACTTTTAAATTAGCTTTATATACAGCTGGATCTGGTGCACCTTACTCTACTAGTTCAACAGTTTACACTTCAGGAACTGCGAATCAAGTAGGTACATCTGGAACTGGCTATTCTACAGGTGGAAATACTTTAACTTCACAAGCAGTAGCAAGTTCAACAGCAGTAGCTTCCGTTGACTTTGCAGATACAGAATGGACTTCTGCTACTTTTACTGCAGCTTATGGAGTGATTTATAATAGCACAACTGTAGACAGCACAGCTGATAGATTGGTTGTTGTGTTAGATTTTGGAGGAAATAAAACTTGTACTAATGGTACATTTAAAATTAGCTTCCCTAATCCATCAACACCGGGCGATGCTATTTTAAGCATGGCGTAATAGGAGATAAAAAATGGCTTTAGTTTTAAACGACAGGGTTAGAGAAACCAGTACTACTTCAGGAACTGGAACTTTAAACTTAGCAGGAGCAGTAACAGGTTGGCAAACTTTTGTTGCAGGAATTGCAACTGGGAATACAACTTATTACGCAATTCATGAAGAAGGGACAGCTAATTGGGAAGTTGGAGTTGGTACTGTAACTGATGCAACACCCGATACACTTTCTAGAGACACTATTTTAACAAGTTCTAATTCAGGATCAGCAGTTAGTTTTGCTGGTGGTACTTTAAATGTATTTTGTACATTGCCGGCTGCTAAATCCGTTTATGAAGATGGAAGCAGTAACGTAACTTTACCAGCAGATTTAACTGTTGGTGCGTTATTAAAAATGCCAACCAACACAGCTAACAAAATGTTAGTTGCAGATGGTACTTCATTTCAAGAAGTGGATATGTCTGGAGATGCGACTATCGCTACAGGTGGAGCATTAACATTAGGTAATACAGGAGTTTCGGCAGGTTCATATACTTCGTCAAATATAACAGTTGACGCAAAAGGAAGATTAACATCAGCAGCTAGTGGATCAGGAGGAGCAACTAACGGATTTGTGATTGCAATGTCGATCGCACTCTAGTATAAGGAAATTATGGCACAGAATTTTAAAAATTACATCACAAGATTAACAGGAA